ATACCATTTATGCAATTAAAGGCTAGACATCGTAGAGAAGTTGTTGAGGAAATACTTGACATACAAATCTTCTCCACAATGAATATGATTCTAAAACAAAAACTAAAAACTGTGTTTGATGATATTCGTGATATTGAATATCAATTTAACTTAGAAACAGAAAAGGTCAGTTTACAAGAAAATCTTATATCTGATTTACAAGACAATAAAGATAAGATTATCAAACAAAAACAAGATTTGATTAACAACAATGAAAAAGAAATATTTAAGAGAAATAAAGAAAAAACTGATTTGCAACTTTTAGATGAAAAATTATTAAAAACAATATCAGATAAGGCTTCTGCTGAAACTAAACTTTCTAAACTAAAAGAAATAAAAGCTACACTAAATGAAAAACACAAATCACATTCGGAAATGATTGAGTTCTTTGAAACTAATGAAGACTGCCCTACCTGTCAACAACATATTGATGAAGTTTTTAAAGAAGGTATTGTCACATCTAAAAGGTCTGATATTGAAGAACTACAATTTGGTATGGGTAAATTAAAAGAAGAATTAACCAAAGCTTCTAATAGAACAAATGAGATTAAAAACATTACTAGTGATATTAGAAGTAACTCTGTTAAACTTGCAACAATACAACAATCTATTGTAGAACTAGAAAAGTTTAATGCTAAACTTCAAACAGAGATTGAACACTTTGTCAAAGATGGTGTTGGTCAATCAGACCTCGATAAACTTGAAGAATTAAATAAAAATGTAAAAGTGATTGGTAATCGCAGGACTGAACTAAAAGAAGATAAAACTTATTTTGAAGCATCAAAAAGTATGTTGATGGATACTGGCATTAAGACTAAAATCATTAAACAATATCTGCCAGTTATGAATAAGTTGATTAACAAGTATCTAACATCAATGGAATTTTATGTTAACTTTACACTAGATGAAAACTTTGAAGAAACAATAAAGTCAAGACATCGTGATGAGTTTTCTTATGCATCATTTAGTGAAGGTGAGAAAATGAGAATTGACCTTGCACTACTCTTTACTTGGAGAGCTATTGCAAAGATGAAAAATTCAACGAATACAAATCTACTTATCTTAGATGAGATATTCGATAGTTCACTTGATGGAACAGGAACAGATGAGTTTCTAAAAATATTGGGAACTCTGAATGATGAAAATGTATTTGTAATATCACACAAACAAGATGCACTTGCTGATAAATTTAGAAGCACAATTAAATTTATTAAAGAGAAAAATTTTAGCCATATAAAGGAATAAATAATGTTACTGATTAACGGAGATTGCATTAAAGAAATGCAGAAACTAATTGATGATGGTGTACAAGTGGATTCAGTTGTTACCGACCCACCATACGAACTTGGATTCATGGGTAAGAGTTGGGATTCAACAGGTATTGCGTTCAATCCAAAAACTTGGGAACTTGCATTGAAACTTCTGAAGCCAGGCGGCTATCTACTTGGATTTTCTGCTTCTCGTAATTATCACAGAATGGCAGTTGCAATAGAAGATGCTGGATTTGAAATTCGTGACCAGATGATGTGGTTATATGGAAGTGGATTTCCAAAGAGTTTGAATATTGGTAAGGCGATAGATAAAAAGAATGGTGTTCAAGGAGATGTGATTGGTACACGCAAAGTTACATCATCTGACATTGGACAGAAAAGTGGTTGGAATCATCTTAACACAGACAGAGGTGATTATGAATATAGAGAAATAATGAATGAATACGAGGGTTGGGGAACTGCACTCAAACCAGCACACGAACCTATCGTAATGGCGAGAAAACCTCTATCAGAAAAGTCTATTGTAGATAACGTATTAAAACATGGCACTGGTGCAATTAACATTGATGGTTGTAGGATAGAGGGTAATGAAGCAAATGGTGCAGAAAGAAAAAAGGTAGTTCGTAAATCTAGAAGTGAAGATGGAGTCTGGACAGATGGAAACTCTGGTATGAAAGCAGAGGGAACACAATATGCAGATGCAGACCCAAGAGGTAGATTTCCAGCAAATGTTATGCATGATGGAAGTGATGTGATTACAAAAGAGTTTCCACAAACAGGCAAGTCTGGAAGTGTTAAACCTATTGACAAACAAAAAACAAATGATGTTTTTGGTAAGTATAATGAGGTTAAAGAGTTTCAAGCATATGATGATGAGGGTTCAGCTGCAAGATTTTTCTATTGTCCTAAGACATCAAGTGCAGAGAGAAACAGAGGACTAGAGAACTTTACTGCAAAACCTATAGCGTGGGGTAACCAAGCAAAAGCAGAACTAAAAAGAGGAAATTTAGATTTTGCTGCTGATGGTGATGGAACTAAACATAATAAAGTATCAATGAGATTGAACACCCACCCAACAGTTAAACCTGTTGAGTTGATGAAATACCTATGCCGACTTGTAACACCAAAAGGTGGTATAGTTCTTGACCCATTTATGGGAAGTGGTTCTACAGGAATGGCTGCAAAAGACGAGGGGTTTGATTTTATAGGTATTGAAAAAGACGAAGAATACTTTAAGATTTGCGAATCACGAATAAAAACAACTTCACCACTTATGGATTTCATGTAAAATCGTGATAGTAATCACAAATTTATTTTAAAATAAATCTCAAAAGCCCTTGACTTTGCTTTGTTTATTGTGTATAATGGTAACATAGAATAAAAAAAGAGAGAAAAGTTATGAGAGACTTATCTACCATTGCAAAACTACTTGCTGAAGAAGATATTTTTGTACAAAACAAAAATCAATCTACAGCATCGTTTGATGTTAAAAATCGTGTACTTTCACTTCCTATTTGGAAAGAAATGTCTAAACCAATTCAAGAGTTAATGACTATCCACGAAGTAGGTCATGCCCTAGAAACACCACTAGAACAATTAGAACAAGCGGAAAAAGAAAATATAGAATTTTCAGTATTAAATGTTTTAGAAGATGTTCGTATTGAAAAATCTGTTCAAAAGAAATATCCCGGCTCTGTTCGTATTTTCAAAAAAGGTTATCAAGAACTGATTTCCATGAATTTCTTTGGAACTAAAGAACTTAATATTTCTGAACTTAATCTTATTGATAGAATCAATCTGCATTATAAACATCATTCAGATATTCCTTTTTCTGTTGATGAAAATGTTTGGGTACAAAAAGCAAACCAAACTGTGACTCCTGATGATGTTTTAACCCTTGCAAAAGAAATCATTGATTTTGTTGGAAACAACCCAGAAAGTCAGTCTAAATCACCCTCTCAAGACGATACAGAGGGTGCTAAAGACATGGTAGAGGACGACACCAACTCACAAGATGATGAAAATCAAAGTGATGATTTTGATACATCAAACAGTCCTTCAGCAGAAAATGAAACAAAAACTCTTGATAACAATCAGAAAGATTCTAATTCTGATTCAACAAAATCAGATGATACTGATGGTGTTAAATCAGAGGAAAAACAAACAGTTGCTCAAAATCAAGCTAAAGGTAGTGACAATTCTGATACTAAAGAAATAATTTCTGTTACAGATATTGCGTCAAGAGGCTCAGTTAAAAACTTATTGTCTGATGCTACTAATGATATTTCTTATGCTTCTATTCCTAAGTTGATAATGAAAAATGTGATTGTTCCTAACAAAGAAATATTAGAAATTTTCAATGAACAGTATACTTGTCAAATGGAAAAACGTGATACAAAGTATTATGATTCTACACGATGTGAACTTGAAAAACTTAAAAAGGAAAGTAAAAAAACTGTTGCATATATGGTCAAAGAATTTGAAATGAAAAAGTCAGCTGATCTTTATTCGCGTTCATCTACTTCAAAAACGGGTTCGCTTGATATGGGTAAGTTACACACTTACAAATATAATGATGATCTGTTTGCAAAGATTACTACTTTGCCTGGCGAAACTAATCATGGTTTAGTTCTATTCCTAGATTGGTCTGGTTCAATGGCAAGTAATCTTATTGGTACTTTAAATCAGTTATTCAATATTATTTGGTTTTGCAATCGCACACAAATTCCTTTTGAAGTTTTTGCTTTCAGTAACAATTCATTACTTCAAAATGATGAACGCCCAAACCAAAAATTTAAATCTGAAGATTTGTCTATCCCAGAGTTAAAATTGCTTCAATTCTTTTCAAATAAAATGTCTTTATCTGACCAGAATACTATGATGCATAATCTTTATATGATGGCTTTTCGTTGGAGTTGGATGACAACTGAAAATGATCGTAGCATACTAAGATATGAGTGTCCAATGAAAATGGAATTAAACAGTACTCCATTAAATGATACAATAATTGCAGCAATGGATTTAGTTCCTGCATTTCAAAAAAAGTCTGGTGTTCAGAAAACCCATATTATTTTTTTGACTGATGGTGCAAGTAATGAGATAAGGAGCAAATTTACTATCAAAACAGATACAACTGGCAAAGATTTTGAAACTGTAGATAGAGATTTTTGTCCGTACTATAGTAGCTACAGAAATGCCGTCAATGCAAATCAAGATGTTTATTTTGATCCTACAACCAACACAAGAGTAAATTCTAAAGATATTACTGGCCGAAGTGTCCAAACTAAATGTCTTCTAAAACTTCTCAAAAAAAGATGCCCAGAGGCCTCTATTGTAAATTTCTTCGTTGCTGGAGAGGGGCGCAATGGTTCAGTAAGAACAAAAATTTTCCAAGATATCATTGGATATGAATGGGAGCACGAAGATTTAATAAAAAATTACAGAAAATCTTTAAGAAAAGATAATTTTGTTTCGATCGAAGGCGGGCAAGGATTCGATACTATTTACATTTTGCCCGGCATGAATGACTTAGATATGGACTCAGAGTTGGAAGTCGAAGTAGGTGCTTCAAAATCAGAACTTAAAAAAGCATTCAAGCAAATGTCTAACAAGAAAATGCTGAACCGCCCATTGCTAAATAATTTCATAAAAATGGTCGCTTAGCCCTTGACTTTATGGTTTAGTTGTGTTATTATAGCTAGGTAAGATTGAGATTGAGATTTTAAATTAATGAGAGAGAATATATATTATGATTACATTTACTCCACAAAAACAAAAGTTTATTGATTCTGCAATAGAAATGTTTGGTTCGGGTTCTACTTTGACCAATCAACAAGTTGTTGATGCTTCTAAAACTGCTGGTGTTCCAAAAGCTGGTTGGTTTAAAAAGAAATATAAAGTTGGCTATAACCAATTTAAGTTACCATTAGAAGCTGCTCCTGCTCCTGCATCTGTTTCAGAAACTTCTGATGAGAATACTACTGTAAGTTTGATTGCAACTAATATGGAAAAACAAAATTTAATTCCTGCTCCCTTTGAAGGTTTTGTGCCTTGGGGTCATTTTAAAACATTAAAACAAATTACTAAATCTGGTTTATTTTATCCTGCCTTTGTTACAGGATTATCTGGTAATGGTAAAACTTTAATGATTGAACAAATTCATTCTGATATGAATAAAGAACTTATTCGTGTCAATATTACAATCGAAACTGATGAAGATGATTTACTTGGTGGTTTCAGACTAGTGAATGGTGAAACAAAGTTTGTGCCAGGCCCTGTAATCGAAGCAATGGAACGCGGTTGTACTTTACTTCTTGACGAATGTGATCTGGGTTCTAACAAATTAATGTGTCTGCAACCTGTCCTTGAAGGTAAAGGTGTTTATCTCAAAAAAGTCAATAAGTGGGTCAAGCCTAAAGATGGTTTTAATGTGATGGCAACTGCTAACACTAAAGGTAAAGGTTCAGAAGATGGACGCTTTATTGGAACTAATATTCTGAATGAAGCATTTCTTGAAAGATTTGCAATCACTATTGAACAACCATACGCTTCTGCTGCAACAGAAAAGAAAATCATTGTTGGTTCTATGAAAAAGTATGGCAATGTTGATGAAAACTTTGCAGACAATCTAGTAACTTGGGCAGAAGTAATTCGCAAAACTTTCTATGATGGTGGTGTTGATGAACTTATCTCAACTCGCCGTTTAGATCACATTGTAAAGGCTTATGCAATCTTTAAAGACAAGTCTAAATCAATCGAACTATGCGTTTCCAGATTTGATGAAGATACTAAAGATTCATTCTTAGACCTTTATTCTAAAATTGATGCTGGTATAAATCCTTTAGAAGATGAACAATCAGAAAAAATTGTCGAAGATGAATTAGTTAAATCAGAACGTCATTTTTAAAGTACTATAAACATAATAGGAGATAATAGGAGATAATAAGAGATAATATGAAAAAACAAAATGCTTTTAAAAGAATGATAATGCTCTCCGTATCATTGTGGCGAGTTGTGATGAACGTGAAGTACAACCCACTAAAATATGTTCCTTGTCCAAAATTACAAGCTTACTTTATGCTAGTTTTGTTTATGATTTGGAGTGTATTTTTTGGATTTGTCGCTTCAGTTCATTTAGGATTTGTGAATTACAGCACTGTAGCAAGTATAATTATTCATCTATCTATAATTGTGCCTTTAGTTATAACAAATGCAGTATTCGTAGATGCAGAACGCGATGGCCACAAATGGTTAGCTGAGTGGAAAAAAGAGCAGTCCAGATATAAAATATTTGCAAATCGTTTAAAAACAAAAAATGCTGTTATATGGAAACCAGATATAGAAGCCTAAAATATTACTTAAAATATCGTAAATAAGTATTACATTTTTATGACATGGAATAAATATTTATGATAACCATAAAAGTTATCTCCACTTAAAATCAAAAAAGGAGTTAATATGAAAAGGTTTGTTTTAGTTGTAATGCTTGCTAGTTTGCCATTTACAATACAAGCTGCTGACCGAGAGTTTCAAAACAAAGTAAAGGTAAAGTTTGATCTTATACAAGACCTATATCTTCAAGGCACTTTGAAATCTTATCAAACCACAGAAGATAATTTTTATCTTGCATCAAAAGAAGTTGTGTTTGGTAAAGTTTGGAAACCAATTAGCAACACTAAAGTTAATACATATATTGAAAAAGATTTTAATAGACGAGGCAAAAATAATAATACATTTACAGGTGTTGATGTTGAATTTAAATTCGATCTTACAAAATAATTATGTAAAAGATTTTAATCTAGGGTTACAATCTTTATATATAATAGGTGATGCCGTAAAGGGTCACACACAACAATCTTGCTTAAATTTAAAAGGAGATAACTATTATGGTTACAAGCAAAAATATTAGTATGAGTTTATTAGAACAAGTGGCTGCACTCAGTCCTTACACTGTAGGTTTTGAAAGGCAATTTAGTCGATTAAAAGACTTCGAGAGTTTACAAAAACAAACTACAGGATACCCACCTTATAACATTCGCAAAGTAGACGACTACATTCATGTCATTGAACTTGCTTTAGCAGGATTCAGTAAAGATGATGTAGAAGTTGAAATTGCAGATGGCAAACTAACTATTCGTTCTGTAAAAGAAAGTGATACTGAAGATGATGGAACAATTCATCGTGGCATTTCTTATAGAAAGTTCAATCGTCAGTTTACACTTGCTGATGATATTATAGTAAATGAGGCCTCATTAGATAATGGTCTTTTGACTGTTACTTTGGAACAAGTTGTTCCAGAGGAAAAGAAACCAAGACTCATTGAAATAAAATAAAAAAAATCAGAAAAGGGGTTGACAATAACCCCTTTTTTGTGTTATTATAGATGGAATAAATTGATAAAGGTTATTAAATATTATGGCAGAAATATATGACTTAAATTCTGGAGAACTAAAAAATGGTGGAGTTGCTGAAAAATCCAAAGACAACCAATATATTATACCACCATGTACTCCAGAAGAATGGGAAACCATTGTACCCACCGAAAATGATTTCAAAAATGTAAAACATGCAAACAAAAAAAATCTGGCAGAAATGTCAGAAGAAGATATTCTATTTGAAGCTAAAACAAAACGATATAGAAAAAACTTTGCACAGCGTCATAGAAGTGTTTATGAAGAACACGAAACGAATGGCACATTAGATCAACTTCCAATAGACAATATGTTTCATCCACAAACTACAGGGGCTCCTATACCAGCAAAACAAGGTACAAGTTTAGGGATTGTAATGCGACCACAACTTGCAGTTAACATGATGAAAGTGGATATCCCAATTGCTGTAATTAATGAAATCAATGAGCATATTGAACAAACACTTATTCCAGAAGATAAAGATTTTTCCAAAAACTTAGTTGGTCAAATTAATCGTAGTAAAAAATCAAAACAATTAGAGTTTCCTCATAAAAATTCTGATGCTGGTGAAATGTTGGGTGGTTTAATTCAAACTCTTGGTGATACCTACATGGGTAATGTGCGAAAAGGTGAATGTTATAAAACAGAAATGGATAGTATGTGGACAGTTCATAGTTATGAAGGTGACTATAATCCTTTACACGATCATGGCACTAAAACACCAATTGGACTATCGTGTATTCTATATTTGAAAGTACCAGACCAAATTGCAGCTCTTCCAAATCCTGCTGAAGAATTTGGTGGACTAAATGGTTCAAGTGGTGCAGTAGATGGATTTACATATTTCAATTGGGGTACTCATGGTGTGAGTGATTATAATATGTTAAGATCAGCAACCGAAGAATATGTAAAACCAGAAGTTGGAACTTTACTTATGTTTCCGTCATGGTTAAGACATTCTGTAAATCCATTCTTTGGAGAAGGTGAACGCAGAACTTTATCTGCTAATTTGAATGTAAACAAATTTGAAGAACTTGAGGACAAAAATTAATGACTGATTTTTTAAAAGACATAATTAAACAAACAGGCAACGAATATGCATCACTAGTTAGTGATGGTGTAGAAGCAGGAGATTGCGATTCGTTTATTGACACAGGAAGTTATATTTTCAATGCATTACTTTCTGGTAGTATCTATGGTGGATTACCCGACAATAAGATTACAGCAATAGCTGGTGAGTCAGCAACAGGTAAAACTTTCTTCGTGATGGGAATGTGTAAATCCTTTCTTGATGCAAATCCAGATGCAGGAGTTTTATACTTTGAATCTGAAAGTGCAATTACAAAATCAATGGTAGTCGATAGAGGTATTGATCCTACAAGAATGGTTATCATTCCTGTAACAACTGTACAAGAATTTAGAACTCAAGCACTCAAAGTGTTAGACTCATATCTTGCAAAGAAAGAATCAGACAGACGACCAATCATGCTTTGTCTTGACTCTCTAGGAATGTTATCTACCACCAAAGAAGTAGAAGATACTTCTGATGGTAAAGAAACCAGAGATATGACAAGAGCTCAAGTTCTTAAAGCTGCATTTAGAGTATTGACTTTGAAACTTGGTAGAGCAAAAGTTCCTATGGTTGTTACTAATCATACATACGACTCAATGGGTTCTATGTTTCCAACTAAAGAAATGGGTGGTGGTTCTGGATTGAAATATGCAGCTTCATCTATTATATTCTTATCTAAGAAAAAAGATAAAAATGGTACAGAGGTTGTCGGTAATATTGTTCATTGTAAAAACCATAAGTCAAGATTGACTATTGAGAACAAAATGGTTGATGTTCGTTTATCGTATGAAACAGGATTAGACAGATATTATGGATTGCTTGAACTTGCAATCAAACATGGTATCTTCAAACAAGTATCAACTCGTATTGAATTACCAGATGGCACTACACAGTTTGGTAAGACAATTAACAACAATCCAGAAAAATACTTTACAGAAGATGTGATGCAACAGATTGATGACATTGCTAGTAAAGAATTTAAGTATGGTCAAACAGATGTACCTCTCGAAGATGATGGAGCAATTGATGTACAAATATAATGAAGATGCTACTTTAAATGAATTAAAGAAGTATATTGACTCCACTTATGATGCACACTATAGTAAGGATAAATTCCAAGCTACAGAGTTCATTATAGATGGTGGTCATGGTGAAGGTTTTTGTATCGGGAACATACTCAAGTATGCACAACGCTATGGAAAAAAAGATGGCAAGAACAGAAAGGACTTGCTAAAAGTAATACATTATGGTATAATAGCATTATACGTCAATGAATTGGAGAATTTAAATAATGAAACTAAGTAACTATACAACTTCTGTATTGAAGAACTTTTCGACTATTAATCAAAATTTAGTGATTAAGGAAGGAAACACAATAACAACAATGTCTGCAATGAAAAACATTGTTGCTAAAGCTGAAGTGGAAGAAACATTTCCACAACAGATTGCAATCTATGACTTGAATGAATTTCTAGGAGCATTGTCTTTGTTTACAAGCCCTGTTTTAGATTTCAGTGATAACTATGTTATGATTAGTGAAGAAAACAAACCTACAACCAAGATGAAGTATTTTTACTCTGACCCATCTGTTGTAACTAGTCCTAACAAAATGATTACTATGCCTTCTAATGAAGTGAAGTTTACTATGAGTAGTGAAGATTTATCTAGACTAAAGCGTGCAGCTGGTGCAATTGGTGCGCCTGATATGGTTTTAGAAAAAGATGGTTCTAGTTCATCACTTACTGTAAAAGATAAAAAGAATGATACTGCTAATAATTATTCTCTTGATGTTGATACTACAAGTGAAGGTGAGTTTAACTTCTACTTTAAAGTAGAAAATATGAAACTTCTTGATGGTAATTATGATGTAGAGATTTCAGCTAAAAATATTAGTCACTATACAAATAAAAGCACTGACATAGAATATTGGATTGCACTTGAACCCGAATCAACTTACACTGTTTAATTTAGGTACACTATATAATGGAAAAATATTTATGGGTGGAACAATATCGCCCAACAAAAATCAGCGACTGTATTCTACCAGATGATTTAAAAGACACATTTTCTGAGTTCGTTAATAATAAACATATACCAAATCTAATTTTATCAGGTGGGCCTGGCGTAGGTAAAACTACTGTCGCTAAGGCTATGCTTGATGAAATTGGTTCAACATATATGATGATTAATGGTTCAGAAGAATCTGGTATTGATGTCCTGAGAACTAAAATTAAGAACTTTGCATCTACTGTATCCCTCGAAGGTGGACGCAAGTATATCATCTTAGATGAGGCAGACTATCTTAACGCACAATCTACTCAACCAGCTCTGCGTGGTTTCATGGAAGAATTTCATAAGAACTGTGGATTTATTCTTACTTGTAATTATAAGAACCGATTGATACCACCATTACATTCTCGTTGTAGTGTTATTGATTTTATAATTCCAAATGACCAGAAACCTAAACTTGCAAGAGATTTCTTTGATAGAGCAAAGGATATTCTGAATAAAGAAAATGTAGAGTTTGAACCTAAACCTGTTGCAGAACTTATGAACAAGTTCTTCCCAGACTGGCGTAGAGTATTAAATGAATTACAAAGGTATTCTTCATCAGGTAAAATTGATGCAGGAGTGTTGGTAAATTTATCTGAATCTAATATCAACGATCTAATGATATCTCTGAAAAATAAAGAGTTTACTAATGTTCGTAAATGGATTGTACAAAATTTAGACAATGATCCTGTGCGTGTATATAGACGTATTTACGATAGTTTATATTCTAATTTGGACGCTAGTACTATTCCTCATGCTGTTGTTATCATTGCTGATTATCAATACAAGGCTGCATTTGTATCTGACCAAGAGATTAATCTGTTGGCATGCATGACAGAATTGATGGGTCAGGTGAAGTTTAAATGATATTATTACCAAATAAAAAATATAATATAATCTATGCCGATCCGCCTTGGCACTTTAAATCAAGAAGTGAAAAAGGAGATGGTAGAAATGCTACTCAGCATTATGATTGTATGTCACTAAAAGATATATGCAATATGCCTGTTAAAGAAATAGCAGATAAAGATTGTGTATTATTAATGTGGGTTACTGATCCATTATTAGAAAAAGCATTTAAAGTTATTGACGCTTGGGGATTCACTTATAAGACAGTAGGATTTACTTGGGCAAAATCAAACAAAACTAATATGGGAATGTTTACAGGATTAGGATATTGGACTAGATGTAATCCAGAAATGTGTTTACTTGCAACAAAAGGTAAACCTAAAAGAGTTAGTAAATCTGTAGCACAATTAGTTATAGATCAGCGTAGAGAACATAGTAGAAAACCAGATAGAATCAGAAATGATATAATTGAATTATGTGGTGATCTACCTAGAATAGAATTATTTGCTAGACAAACATTTGATGGTTGGGATGCATGGGGTAATGAAGTATAATGTACGAACTTAAAGATTACCTTAAAGAAATTAACACAGATAAAAACCCTCTGATGGACACAGATGATGAAATGTGGGAAAAGAAATATCCTGCTTTTATCGTAAACAAATGTCTAGCACCATTTCCAGATACTATCCACCTAGTTAACGAAATGAATCTCCACAACCACCTTGATAAAAAACTACAATTTGATTTTTTACTAAATAGTCTAAGAACAAGGAAAAGATTTACTCCTTGGCTGAAGGCGAGTAAATTAAATAATCTAGAGTATGTTAAAGAGTATTATGGTTACAATAACGAAAAAGCAAAGTCAGCTCTTAAAATACTTAATGATGAACAGATAAAGGCTATCAAGGATAGTTTGAATAAAGGTGGAAGAAATGGAAAGCATTAACTGGACACAGGGGCAGATGCTTGAAGTCGTTTTAAAAGAACCAGACGATTTTCTAAAGGTACGAGAAACTCTATCTCGTATTGGTGTTGCTTCAAGAAAAGAAAAAATATTATATCAATCATGTCATATTCTACACAAACAGGGTAAGTACTTTATTGTACACTTTAAAGAACTGTTTGCATTAGATGGTAAACAAACTAACTTATCAGAAAATGATATTGCAAGACGCAACACAATCTCAAAATTATTAAAAGATTGGGGATTAGTGGAGATTCAGGCAGAACTAGAACCTATTGCTCCTCTTAGTCAGATTAAAATTATTTCATTCAAAGAAAAAGATGAATGGGCTCTTGAAACTAAATATAACATAGGCAAAAAGAGAGAAATTTAATTTTGGAACAATTCAAGTCATTTATTACAGAAGAAGAAAAACAGCAATCATATCGTTTTGTCATTATCTATAATGACCCAGAAAATATGACTGATGATTCTAAAGCAGAAGCTGAAGAAATGGCAATTGATATGATAAAGTTTGGTAATGAACTTGGACTGAAAGGTTTTACATGTAGAATTGAAGATGCATACATATCTCACAAAAATGATAAAATGTATATACATGACATTGACGATAAAGAATTTTTGATAGATGAAAATACTTTAATATTCAACAGGTCTAAATCAAATGATTTTGCAAACTGGCAAGGTCTGATGTACGAACTAGAAAAATCAGGTGCTAATGTAATAAATTCACTTGATGTTCATATACTCTGTGCTGATAAATGGAAAACATACATCAATCTAAAAAAAGTTGGTGTTAAACAACCCAACTCTCTTTTGGTAAATAGTCCAGATAAAGTAGGTGATGTGTTTAAAAGACTGAAAACAAAATTTCCAATTATTCTAAAAACACAACTAGGTACAGGTGGTATCGGAGTTGTAAAAATTGAAAATGAAACACAACTACTTGCAACCTCACAACTTATTCATAGGTTGGGTCAAGAAAGAGGCATGTTAATACAAGAGTTTATTGAACTTGATTATGATATCAGAGTAATTGTTATTGCTGGTAAAATACATGGTGCAATGAAACGACCAACTCCAAAAGGGGATTTTAGAAGCAATGTGCATCAGGGGTCTGAACCAGAAAAAATTGAATTAACTAAACTTGAAGAAGATGAAATATATAAAACAATGAAGGCACTAACACCTAGAGGTGGTTGGGTAGGTGTTGATTTAATACCAGCAAAAGATAGAGAAAAAGAACGACCCTATTGCCTAGAAGTTAATTCTCAGCCAGGCACAGTAGGATACAACACAATAATAAAAGGGAACATTCTTGAGGATGTTCTTAAAACATATATGAATAGAGATAATTGGAAAAAGTATGAATAAATTTATAGTTGATGCATTAAGAAAAAAATATGAATATCAAATTGCTTTGAGTAAAGCAAATATAAAAAATTATAACGATGGCGAAACCCCTGCAAGTGGAAAGTATAACTACAGTAGTGCTGTAGATCCAGTTGGTGCTGAAATTGAAAAATTAAGCACTGCAAAAAATAATCTCAAAACTCTAAATTCAGAGTATCCAATAGATAAAAAACCTCAAATTCTTTCAGAATAACTCTTGACAATCCAACAATAACTTGGTACAATGTAAGTAATGAATGAAAAAATGCGAGGAAATAATTACTTGAAATATTTTAGATATACACTCGATGATCTTAAAAAGTCATCAGACAGAAAACTATTTGATTACATATCATTTTTCGCAGGCGGTGGTGGTTCATCTGCAGGCTATAAACTTGCTGGTGGTGATTGTAAATTTGTCAATGAATTTCAACAAGTCGCAGTAGATACTTATCTTGCAAATTGGCCAGAAACTCCACATCATATTTGTGGTGATATTAAAGCTGTTTCTGGTCAACAAATAATGGAAATGACAGGTATTAAAAAATACGAATTAGACATACTTGATGGTTCGCCTCCTTGTCCACCATTCTCTATGTCTGGTACTAAGAAAAAAGGTTGGGGCAAAGAAAAGACAGCCTATGGAATGAAACAGAAAAACATAGAAGATTTGACTTGGGAACAGATTCGTATTGCTGGTGAAATGATGCCTAAAGTAATTGTATGTGAGAATGTAAAAGGTCTTACAATGGAATATGCATCAGAGCATCTTGCACGAATGGTGAATGATTTTGAAGAGCTAGGTTATACTACAGTTTATAAAGTATTAAAAGGACATGAGCAAGGAGTTCCACAAAAAAGAGAAAGAGTATTTATTGTATCAGTTCGTAATGATGTACTTGATGCAATCAATATGCCATTCATGTGTGTTGCAAGTGAAGTGTTTCCAAACCCAGAAAAAGAGTTTGCCTCTATTGCTGATGCAATAGAAGATTTACAACTGAATGATGAAAACAAACTAGAGGCACACGAACTTGTTGCAACAATGAAAAAAGGTGCAAAGTGGAAATGGTTGAAAAGACTAGAAAAAAATCCAGATAAAGTTGTATCTGTTGGAGATGATGTAGTTAGGCCGTGGTATGATAAAGTTATTGCACATAGAATCAAATGGGGTAAGACTGTTCCAGAAGCAAAACATTCGTTCTTTCAATCTAGACGAGTGCCTTGGAATCAAGCATCACACACACTTTCTGAGCAAGGACTACAAACAAGTCTTGCTGTGCATTTACACCCAGAAGAAGACAGAGTTTTTACTACTAAAGAATCTGCAAGAATAATGACTCTCCCCGATGATTATATTCTTACAGGCACACTTAATGAGAAACTTGCAAGGATTGGTCTAATGGTTGCACCAATCTGTATGAAATATCTGGCAGACAATATCTATAATAATATATTAAAACCATATAAAGAGCTGTAATACAAATGATAAATAAATTTAAAAAAGTACTTGTTATTATCCATTAAATGTGGGATAATAGCTAGACAATTAAATGCTGGGTATGAAGGCATTTAATTCAATATTGCAACTAAAAAGGAGTACAATCTATGCAATTACTATTCGATATAAAACGAAGCCTAGCGGCAAACCCCCCTAAAAATCAACATGGAGTTGGTGTTATTTTCAATGACAGAAAACAAGGAAAGTTAAAAGACCTTGTAGTTAAAAATTCAAAAGGCATTTCTCTTCAACCAAGAGAAAAAAACATTGAAGAAAATAGAGCTGAAGGTGAAACTTTATCTTTTAAACAAGATGGGGTTTTATATAAAAAAGATGTTATGGTAGTGGAGTTACGAAAAGATGGAGAATTAGAACTCATATCTGGATTTAATCGTAGAAATTATTTAATGAAGGATTATGGCAAAGATGTAACATATTTTTATGATGTCGTTCAATTTGAAAGTCCTTTTTATAAAACTTTGTGGAAAAGAAGATATAACTCTGGAAAAGATCATAGAGCTCAAGGTGTTCCAAATACTATTGGTTCATATGTAAAAGGTTTAATTGAAGCAAAAAATGGAGATCAATTTGTTAGCACAGATGATGATGCTGTAAGAGCAGCAATTGATTTCATGGCGGATGGAAAAAAATCCCCAGAACAAATTGAAGCTATTCTAAGTAAATTTAGAGAAACAAACAGTAAAGAGGTTGGAATAATAGCTCTCAATACTGATATGGCAAATAGTTATGCAAGATTATTAGGCCTTCCAGTTAAAGGTTATCAAAAAAGTGTTAAAAACAATCCAAGATTAGAAACTGGTTTTGTAAGAGGTAGTGGAGATTTTAAATCAAAAATGGTTACATGGATTGATTTAATTGATTATTATAATCAACCAGTTCAAATTACTGGATTTGTTATGTTTGCAGAACACGACAATATTTTGAAACAAAGAACTAAATGGCTTAAAGATTTTAACTCTTTTCTTAAATGGATGGAAGATAAAGGTTTAGGACATTATTCAAAACAAATTCATTTTAAAGGATTTATTGCACAAATTACTACTGAAGACACATCTCAAGGTGGTAAACCTAAAGAACGTGGTCTAGTTGATGTGAATGGGAAAATTATTAGAGAATGATAATAATGATTGGTGGAATACCATGTTCTGGTAAGTCTACATTAATGAGAAATATTCTTAGTGAATTGGGTTCGCATGAAGATGTCGAACCCATGAAACTATTTCCATGTCAAAAGTATGGGGATACTCTTGTAGTAGGACGATATCCAGCTGGAGAAACTTTTGGTGGAACTGACCGCATATCCTATGGAGCAATTCCAAAGTTTCGTGATTTCATTAATCAAGAAGCACCCAAACATAAACACATTTTTCTAGAGGGCGATAGATTTTTTCGTGCAGTTGACATTGAATGGTTGTTATCAGAACATGATGCGAAAGTTTATATACTAAAGGTATCACCAGAAGTGGAAAAGGAAAGACACATTGCAAGAGGAGATGAACAGTCTGAAAAGTGGTTACAGACAAGACGGACTTTAATCTCTAACTTGCAAACTAATTTTCTTCTTATAGACAAATTAGATATACGACTGACCGATACATGGGATGCTCTGCATGAACTAAAAAATGAAATCAAAGGAATATGCAATTAAATAGTTATGGAGATAGTATGAAAAGATTATTAAAGACAGTGCATGTCGAGCACTATGAAGAATTTGAAGGCGATGAACGACTTATTAGAGTTGAAACTACAACGGAGAAACATTTCCCTAGTGACTCATTACCTACACACCGACCAACAAAATCAACTAAAGTAGAGTACATATAAATTTTATTATGGATAACTATATTAGAAAGTATGACAATGTAGTCAGCGATAAGTTTTGTGATGGTTTGATTGAAAAGTTTGAAGACCATCCAGAACAGCAAGAAAAACTATCTCAAGGCTTGATGTCTTTAACGCACCTTGAAATGATGCGTCCAGATACACAAATATGGAATAAAGATGTTATGCATCTTGTAGATGTTTTTAAGAAGTATGTTACAGTATACAAAAACGAATGTAAAATTGAACCAGTAATGTGGCCTGATAAATATTTAGTTGAATCATTTAGAATAAAACGATATTTACCAAATGATACAGATCAATTTGGGCCTCATGTAGATTCAAAAGATGCAAACAGTTGTAAAAGATTTCTAGCATTCTTTTTGTATCTTGATAATAATGATGGTGGTTCAACCATGTTTCCACAAATGGACATTACATCAAAATGTAAGAAGGGTTCATTATTAGTTTTCCCACCACTCTGGCCTTGGCTACATGAGGGTAAAAAACCAATTGATAAACCAAAATATATAGTAGGGAGTTATTTAAAATATGTCTGAATTATTAGACCAATTTGGTCAACCAATAGGTGGTAAGACTGAAAAAGAATTGCCGAATGCACCATTACCAAATGTCGAGCAGCTGCTGCAAGACCCAATTACAAAGAAGTTTCTTTTTCTTAATAGCAAGGAAGAGCCAGATATTACAGCTATAGGATTGACAGACGAAACTGATTACGCGGGCGTGGTCTACAAATACGGCCAAGTTACTCTCCCTGATGAGTCTAAAATAGTTGATGGAGAACCCTTGAGTTTACAGTTTAAGTATGATATAATAGAAAACAATGGATATCCTAAAGAAAAATTTGGAGATGATTTCTTCAAACTTATCGGAGATATTTTATTTCACATTATTATAACTCAATCAGAGGACGGCTCAATTGACGAACCAAACAATAGAACGGACAGCACTCAGTAATTTAGTATCCAACGAAGAATATTGTCGAAAGGTATTACCTTTTATCAAGGCTGATTACTTTGCTGTTAAAGAAGAACGAGTTGTCTTTGAAGAAATTACAAGCTTTGTTGATAAGTATCGAAAGATGCCAACAAAGATTTCTTTGGAAATTGAAGTAGAATCCAGACAAGATTTAACTGAAACTGAACATAACAAAATTGTGGAAATTATCAAAACACTTGATTCCACAGATGTTGATATGGATTGGTTGGTAGATACTACTGAGAAGTTCTGTAAAGACAAAGCCATCTATAATGCAATTGTTGATGGTATCTCTATTATTGATGGGAAGGATAAGAATCGTGGTGCAGATGCTATACCTAGTTTACTTACAGATGCACTTGCAGTATCTTTTGATAATGCTGTAGGACACGATTATTTTGACGATAGTGCCTCAAGATTTGATTTCTATCACAAGGTAGAAGAACGTATACCATTTGACCTAGAGTTTTTCAACAAAATTACCAAAGGTGGATTACCACAGAAAACATTGAATATCGCACTTGCTGGTACAGGTGTTGGTAAATCTTTGTTTATGTGTCACATGGCTGCAAACTGTTTATCACAAGGTAAGAATGTATTGTACATTACTCTAGAAATGGCAGAAGAACGCATCGCAGAACGTATTGATGCAAATCTATTAAATGTTTCTATGGAGAATTTACAAGACTTACCAAAGACTATGTTTGAAGACAAGATTAAGAAGATACAAAAAAAGACTAATGGTCAACTTATCATTAAAGAATATCCAACTGCATCTGCTCACTCTGCACATTTTCGTGGATTGATTAAAGAGTTATCTATCAAGAAGTCATTTAAACCAGATATGATTTTTATTGATTACTTGAATATATGTGCATCATCTAGATTGAAGGGTGCATCACAGGTTAATTCTTATACATACATTAAATCAATTGCAGAAGAACTTAGAGGTCTTGCAGTTGAAACAAATGTTCCAATCATGTCAGCAACACAAACAACAAGAAGTGGCTTCGGTTCAACAGACATTGGACTTGAAGATACATCTGAATCGTTTGGTTTACCAGCAACAGCAGATTTCATGTTTGCTCTCATCTCTAATGAAGAACTTGATGCCCTCAATCAAATTGTAGTCAAACAACTCAAAAACAGATACAATGACCCTACTATGAATAAAAGATTCGTTTTAGGTATTGACAGAAGTAAAATGAGATTGTATGATGTAGATAATAAAGAACAAGAGGATTTGGTAGATAGTGGTCAAGATGATGAACCAGTATTTGACAAAGGTAAATTTGGAGCTAAATTTAAAGATCACAAGTATGATGGGTTCAAGGTTTAACCTCTTATAAATAGTACATAAATATAAACTATATGTAAATGGAGCCATTGAAGTATGTCATTACGAAAATCTATTCGTCAACTTAAACACGAAGAAAAATTTACTGAAGAAAAAAAACTCCTTGTAATGGGCGATACTACTGCAGCTTATGATATGGAAAAGGTTATAGTTTCTGCCGCTGGTGGAGAACCATTTGTGTCTAAACTAATTCCTAATTCTGAAGATATTGGTAAAAAAATTATTACTGATTTGAAACTTAGTGGTAAGGGTGCATTTCCAAAAAATTCATATCCAGCTACTAAAAGGTGGAATCAATATTTTCCCTCTGGTGCTAAAGGTTCAACTTTAACACCCAAAACTGATCTTATGATTGGTGACAAAAGAATATCTTTAAAAACAGGTGATGCTCAACTTATGTCTGGTGGTGTTAATGAAGCCTCTGCAACTTTTTATGTTGCTGCTGAAGAATCTGGCACGTCATTAAATGAAGCTGTTTCTAATTTGGGTAAACACATCAATAATCTTTTGCCCAGTACTGATATGAGAAAATTAGGTATCAAAGGTAACAAAACTCAATTAAAACAAATGGGTAAGTTTGCAGAAATAGAAATATTAAAAAACGCAGATGACGCACATCATGCGTTTAAAGATGACATGAGAAAAGTTTTTAAAGGAAATGCTGCATTTGCAGAAGCATTTACATTTGAGGCAATGACAGGTAAAATTAAATTTGGAGATAGTTTAGGAACTGCTGATCATTTTCTTGTAACTGACTATGAAGGCACTGCTAATATTCATAAAGTTACAACTATGTCCGATGCTTATGTAAAGAAAATTGCAAAACAGGTAAAACCAGATGTAAAATTTAAAGCAACACAGAGCACATCATCTCAATTAAAATCTCCACAAAATCCAAAAGGAAAAACTGGTTATTATACTTTTTGGTCTGCTGTTGGATTGGGTGTTAAAATGATTGTTGAGGAAGAAATGCAAAATGGTGACTTACTCAATGAAGGTTTTATGGATATATTTAAACGTGCTATCAATAAAGCTTTGAATTGGATGAAAGGTTTTTGGAAAAAAGTGAAAAATGTTGTTAGTAAATCTTGGGAAGCTTTAATTAGATTCATGGGATTAGAACCAATGGTGAGTTTTAATAATCATGTTAAATTTTAAACAACTAAACGAAGACAAGGGTGGTAAGAATTTACACCTAGAGCATCTAGAAGATGAAATCATTAACTATGGAGTTGATGGTGGTAGAGCTGCAATCAACTTCCTACGTTCATTAAGAGATATGCTTGCTGGTAATGCTCGGTCTTCAATCAACATGACTGTCAAGTGGGATGGTGCGCCTGCGATATTCGCTGGTATTGACCCAGAAGATGGTAAGTTTTTTGTTGCAAAAAAATCAGTATTTAATGCAACTCCAAAACTCTATAAGACAAACGCAGAGATTGATGAAGATGGACTATCTGGTTCATTGAATAGTAAGTTCAAGATAGCACTTGCAGAGTTTTCCAAGTTAGGTATCAAAGATGTACTTCAAGGCGACTTGATGTTTACATCAGAAGATAAAGGTAATGAAAAAATTGATGGAAAGTCTTTCATTACATTTCAACCTAACACAATCGTATATGCTGTAGACCCCACATCAGATATTGGCAAACAGATTAACAAAGCAAAGATTGGTATTGTATGGCATACAACATACACAGGTAAAGCATTACAGGATATGAAAGCATCATTTGGTGCAGATATTAAAGGATTATCTAAACCAACATCAGTATGGATGGATGATGCAACTTACAAAGATGTATCAGGTAGTGCTACAATGAACTCAAAAGAAACAGAATCAGTAACAGCTGCACTTTCTGCAACTGGTTCTACTTTTAAAAAGATTAACTCAATGCAACTAAAGAAGTTTCTTAATCTACAGGAAAGTATGACAGGTGCAATCGCTGGTGCATCTCTTAAAACATACAATAACAGTAAGGTTCGTGCTGGAGAAAAGATTACTAATCCCAAAGCTCATGCAAAAGGATATGAAAAATGGGTTGAGATGTCAATTCAGAAACAAATTGATAAAGCAAAGAGTGTAAAAGGAAAAGATAAATACAAGAATATACAGAAAGAATATGTAAGAGAAGTTAAGAAACACACTACCAACTTAATACAAATAATCACATTTCAAAATTATTTGGTTGATGCAAAAATGCAAATTGTAAAAAAACTAAATAGTGTAAAGGGATTGACAAATACTTTTATCAAGACCGCAAATGGATTTAAAGTAACTAACCCAGAGGGTTATGTTGCGATTGATAGGGTTAGTGGTGGTGCTGTTAAACTAGTGGACAGAATGGAGTTCTCGTTTAATAACTTTACCGCAATAAAGGCATGGGATAAATGAAAAATTTTAGAGATATCGTAGAGGCTCGTGGTGATACAGCTGTATTCACTTTTGGTAGATTTAATCCACCAACAACAGGTCACGAAAAACTCATAGATGCACTTGCAAAACAACAATCTAAGAACGCTGGTTCTATGATGTACGTCTATCCATCACATTCACAAAACGCTAAGAAAGATCCACTACCACACACACTAAAAATTGCATATATGAGGAAAATGTTTCCAAAGTATAAAAGCAATATAATTGTAAGCAAATCAAGAACTGCTCTGGAAGCAGCTGTCGAGTTACATAAAAAAGGACATCGTTCTATTGTAATGGTTGTTGGTTCTGACAGAGTTACAGAGTTTAACACTCTACTCAATAAGTACAATGGTGTAGATTCTAGACATGGTTTTTATGGTTTTGACAATATCAAAGTTGTATCTGCTGGAGAACGTGACCCAGATTCAGAAGGTGTATCTGGTATGTCTGCATCTAAGATGCGAGCTGCAGCTGCTGATGGTGATTTCGATTTATTCAAAACTGGTGTTCCATCTACCTTTAAAGATTCACTAAAACTTTACAATGATGTTCGCAAGAATTTAGGTATTCGTGAAGAAAGAGATATGGGTGAGATGACAGACTTTGAAACACTCAGAGATTTGTATCTTACAGGTAAACTTTGGAATGTGGGTGACATTGTAGAAGCTCATGGTCACGAAGGTAAAGTTATTAATAAAGGCACAAACTACTTGACATTTGTATCCGAAGATGGAAAAGTACATAAGACTTGGTTACACGATATTGTAGAACGAGATTACAAAAAAGAATACGAAAATTATCAAGGAACACCAGAACAGATTGCAAGACGTTCTTCTAGAAACAAAGCTCGTAGACTTATGGGTGACAAAGCAGTAAAGGGTAAAGATGTAGGACATAAAGATAATAATCCTCTAAATAACGACCCCTCTAATTTGAAAATGGAAGACCCATCTAAAAATCGTAGAGAACCAAGATTAAGAAATGAAGTAAAACAAGATAAAGATATCAAAGATAGAGAAGGTACTCAACCAGCAAAGTATTATGCAAAAGATGCTGAAGGTGATACCATGGCTAAGTCTACTAAACAAGCTCGTGCAAGACACTTTGATAAAAAGAAATCAGGGCCAGCGCCAGGCGATGCATCTGCAACAACTAAACCATCTAAACATACCAAAAAGTTCAAACAGATGTTTGGTGAGAAACCCATAGATGAAGCAAGAGCAAAACAAGCAGTCAATTCTCGTGGTAAGGTTCAGAAACTTGTAACTGCACATGGTCTTAAATTTAAAGGTAAAGTGTATAAAGAAATAGACATGGAGTTGGTAAAAATTAACAACTCAACTGAAATGGTTACATTTAATATTATTCATCCAAAAGAAATCTTTGGTAATGAAACTAATATATCATTTAAAGCATTAAAGCGTGGCCCATTTATGGCAACCGATACTTCTAAAATAAATGAAGTTCTTGGTAAAGACGCAGACATGGGTGATTATATCAAAGATTTCGAGAAGTCTGATTCTCCACAGTTTAAAGGTAAGTCTAAAGAAAAACGCAAAGAAATGGCGATTGCTGCATATCTATCAAAAAATGAAGAACTAGAATTTTATCAGTTAGATGAAAAGATTGAAGGACTTGTAACAAAAGCAAAGAAATCTGGTATGCCGTATGGTATTCTAAAAAAAGTATATGACAGAGGAATGGCTGCATACAAGACAGGACATCGGCCCGGCACTACTGCCCAACAATGGGCATTTGCAAGAGTTAATTCTTTTGTTACCAAATCTGCTGGAACTTGGGGGAAAGCAGATGCTGACCTTGCAAAACAAGTTCGTGGTGAAGATTTTGGTATGATACCAAAGAAGAAACGAAAAGGACATGAGGTTCTAGGAACTGGTGGTGCATTTGGTGAAGAAGACAAAAGTAAAACAAACGAAGAAAATCCTTGTTGGGATGGTTTCAAGCAAGTCGGTATGAAAACAAAAGGTGGAAAACAAGTTCCTAATTGTGTTCCAGAAGAAACAACAGCAGAAGATTGTTGTGATGATTGCATAGATGAAAAAACTTTTGCAAAAATGGCATTTGATAAAATTTACAAAATGACTCATCCAAAACACTATGACGCTCTTGTTAAAACCTATGCAAATTTGATAAGAAACGAACCACAAAAAACACATGCTCATCTTGCTGGTAGAGCAGTTAGACAGTATAATACAAAAGTAGATGCAAAAGCTTTGATGACATATGTTAACAAACTAGTTGCTATGGGTAAACTACCAAAAGAATTAAAGGCTGACTTTGATGTCAACCAATCAGAATCCCTAAATAGTTGGGGTGAAATAACAGAAACAGACAAGAATAGCGGTAAAGAACTTAATAATCCTACAAAAGGCGATGTTAAGAAATACAAAGTTTATGTTAAAAACGATAAAGGCAATGTGGTCAAAGTAGAATTTGGTGATCCAAACATGGAAATCAAACGAGATGACCCAGAAAGAAGAAAAGCATTTAGAGCTAGACATAATTGCGATCAGAAAAAAGATAAAACTACAGCAGGATATTGGTCTTGCAAGTTTTGGTCTAAAAAATCTGTAACAGATTTAATGAAAGGATAATAAAAATGAGTAGAGTCAGAATGTCAGAATTATTGGAGAAAGCGAGAGCGTTTGATCCAAGTAAAATGAAACCAAGAAAAACAACTTGGGCTCCTTTACAAGAAAATGCACAAATTGATGAGGATGGTCATCAAGATGTCTCCTCTGCTATTCGTCAGTGCAAAACTACTATTGAAGATGCACAAGACATGTTACAGAAACTACAAACTATGAATCCAGAAGATTCCCTTCCTTCATGGTGGACAAACAAACTTGCAGTTGTATCTTCTAGTATGAACAAGATGAGAGATTATCTTTTAGTTCCATCTGTATCAGAAGAAGTTGAACTTGATGAAATGAAAAAGGTAAGTGTAGAGTTTGATAAAAGAAATAAGACCGATATGTTGAAAGCAAAAAAAGACTTAGAAAAAAAAGGTCATACAGTAGATGTATCGGGTAGTATGCTAACTATTACTGCAAAAAGAGGTGCTGACATAGGTAGAGAGATAAAAGACGTAATGAATTTCTACAATGGTGCTAAAAGAGCAAAAGCATTAGAAAGTGTTGAAAACGAAGCTGTATCTCCTGCACAACAAGCTGCAATTGCAATCTCCAAGAAAGAAAGAGGAGAAAAACCTAAGAAAGAAGAAGTTAAACTTGACGAAGCAATTAAGATTTCGCATGTTCTTATTGACACCGCTGACCGCAATGAAGTTGTTTCAATGGCGTCTAGTGAAGCACAAATAAAACAGTCTAAGAATTCTGCTGAACGCCCACCTATGTCAATTAAAGATAAGAACACTTTGAAGATAGTCAAACTGAAGAGACCTTTGGGTATGAAAGCAGCTGATAAGTTGTTTGGTTATCCTTTCAAAGAGTCTGCTGAACTTGACGAAGCAAAGTCTTCTACTGGTTACGAACTATATCACAAATCATTCTCTGATGCAATGCAACACTCATATGCCTTTGCAAAGAAAAAGTTTGGTATCACTGTTGACCCTAAAGAAATTGATAGAAAAGTTGCTACTGGGCCAAAGAAACCATCTTCTGGTAAGACAAACTCTTATCGTTTAGTTGGAACAGATGGCAAGAAAGCAATTCAAGTTCAAGTTGCTAATCTTGATAACAAAAGATATGAACTTAACATGTATAAAGAAGAAGTAGATTTAGAAGAAGGAACTGAATTTGATACTATGAAAGCTTATGCAAGTGGCATTTCAAGAATTTTAGGAAGTCAAGGTATTGAAGTACCAATCAATGAACTCATTGATCCTGCTGATATTGATGACGATGCATCATCAAAAGATGTAGCACTAGCTGCAAAGAATATTATTTTGCAACTTAAAAAGTCCGTTGATATGAATGGAAAGAAAGATGTAGAATTTGCAAGTGGAAAACAAAAAGTTCCAGCTGCAATCGCACAGAAAGCATTAGATGTACACAGTAAAATGAAACCTCAAGATAAAATGAAGTTTCAAACAACAATCGCTAAGTCATATACGGGCTTACTCAATGCTATAAAGGGGAAATAAAGATGGCATATTTTGATACAAAAACAGGTAGCCTTGAGGAAGCAATTAAGGCCGTAGGTGGTAGTGAACTTGAAGAAAAACTTGATCCAGTAAATAAAACTGCTGTTAAGAAAAAGTTTGATGATCGTAAAGATAAAGACATTGACAATGATGGTGATGTAGATAGTTCTGACGAGTTTTTACACAAAAGACGCAAAGCAATTTCTAAAGCAATGTCTAAAGACGAAGGTAATGCATTTACTGGAGCACTCAATGCTGCAAAAGAAAAAGGTGAAAAGACTTTTGTTGTTTCTGGTAAAACATATAAAGTAGAAGATTACAAAAAAGAAAACTATGAATTTGGAACACCAGAACGCACAAAACACACATTAGAAGTAACTCCAGGCCAATCTAAAGAAGATTGGGATAAAACAGTTGGTGTAATGCATAAGAAAAATGACACCATGCGTGAAGCACTTGCCAAGATGTGGAGTGTTGATGAAGGACATAATCCTTTTATCAAAGAAGCAGATGAGTTTAAACCTCACATGATGTATGATCCTAAAACTGGTAAAGGTTATAAGGCAAACACTATGGCTGACCATCTACGAATGAAAGATATGGGTTACTCGCATGATGCACCTAAAAAAGAAAATAAAACTATGACAGGTAAACCTACAACTAAAGTTACTATTGAACCTGAAATGAAAGATTAGCAATTGACTTTATTTCTAAACAATGTTATAATAGCGGTACAAATGGGTAGAAATTAGGAAATTGAATTAATGAAAAATTTAAAACAAATGATGGAGGCAAGTAAAGACGAATTGCCAGCCATCTATTGTGATATGGATGAAGTTTTGGTAGCGTTGATGAAAGGTGCAGAAAAAGTGT